GAAGGCAGATTCTAAGTGGCATGAAAAAATACAAAATACAACTACACGAGCATCAATCACAAAAGAATATCCATTGTTCTATGAAACACACCTTAAAGATAAGAATATATTAGTAAAAGATATATGTGACGTTTATTCTATTTTTATGGCAAATACTGATAGATATAATTTATTGGGTATACATGGTAGTCCATTTCCTCGGCATACAAGTGATACATGGAGAAAAAGAATTAAAATCTATTCAATGCTTGATGATGATGGTACTATGTCTTTCAATACAATTAAAGATAAAATTACAATTGATCGTGGTGAAATTAATGCATTAAGTTTATTTTTTAATAAAGATGCTGTTATTGATCAACTTAATCAGTATAAGAATAAATGTCCTGTTGAAATTAATAATTTATTGGATCTGCAGTGGTTTATTTGGCTTTCACGCTGGGGTAAAGCATATAACGTATGTGTAACAAGAGGAGAAAATCCAAATATATTTGATACAATAAAAGGATTTTACGATACTGAAGATTTTATCAATTATGCTCTTACATATAATGGTGTATTAAAGACACAAGAAATAAAAGGACCAATTAAGAAAATAATTTATGATTATACCAATGATGAAGATTATTATTTGAATAAAGAGCCATTGGCATCAACATCCGCATCTGGTGGTGCGTCTAATCCTCCTCAGTATTTTAGATTAATTGATGATGTTGGTAATGTATTTAAAAGTTCTGAAACAATACCAAAAGATACTATTGAAAAGTTACTGAAGTGAGTAATTTATTAATATATAAGAATCCATCTACATTTGATCGGTTAGATGAATTGGGTATTGATTACACAGACACACTAACCGCATATCAAATAGGATTTTTAGGCAACACAGGTATGGGTATTGATAGAACAGTGCCAAGTATTTTCAATCTAACACCATGTCCTATACCTAGTTATTTAACAACAAAGAGTTTCTCTGATATCGTATATGAGAGGGCAACAGACTTAAAGAACCAAGGTTATCAAGATGTATTGGTATCCGGTCTATCATCATTAGTTGTTGTTAAAGCATTAGAGGATGTTGGTGCAAGACCTCATGTTATAATAACAGATAATGATATACAGACTTTACCCGAAGTATATGAGAGAATAAAACATCTGTCTCATGATATTGTACCTTTAAGTGAGTTAATGAATGGTAATATATTAAAAACTAAAGTTATTACCGGAAGTGGTGGAAAATATCTTTATAATGTATCAAACAATTATTGGTTATCCAATTTTCCAGGTATTGATATGGGTAAAAATGTTATTCCTTTTAATTTATCGGTAATAGTTTTTAATGCAATGAATATGGGCATTTGGTATAAAAATAGATTTAAGAGTAGTGCCATGGCAAAATATTATTCTGATAAAAAGGTTGCATTTAGAAATATAGAAGAATATCTACAGGGTTTAATGAGTAGATCACCAATAGAGATAAAAACTAAGTATGATTTTTATTGGTGGATATCTTTTGTAATGAAATGGTATTCTATAAGATATCGGTTTATAGGTATAACTGGCAATTTTGTTAATACTGAATCTTTCTTTGATACACCAGATTTTCAATCTTGGTCAATAGCCAATCATTATACAAAATCAAGAAAAGTATTTTCTGATTTTATTGGTCAGGATATTGAATTAAAATCATCTAATGTTGTGAGATATTATTCCAACAATGTTACTTGGAAAATATGTTGGGCAGATAGTGATGGCCAAATGGTACCTGAATCAATATCTCCAACTATAGACCAAGTGCGGTCTGTATTATCTAATCAACCGTAGAGATTTCCACTGATTTATTTGATTAGTCAGGAGCATATCATATTCAATATTATTCAATGATTTTACTGATATTCCATTCTCTTGCATTTTTAATTTAAATTTATCAGATTCTATTATACTAACGATATTATCTTTAAATTTATTATCAATCCTACCTTTTTTACTTAGTATCATTACATTGGTATGGACAATTAAATTCTTTGATCCTTTAATATCATCAAGAGGTTCATCAAATAATTTGAGTATTATTCTAATTTTACCTATTTTATGTAGTGGTCTTGATAATAATACAGTTGATGATGTAACATCTATTTGACCACTGATAAGATCAATATGTGAACCTATAGAAGATTTATATGGTATGTTATAGAATTTATTACCTAGTAATCTATAGACAATATCTGAGGTACTTCCTTTGCCTGTAGTGCCAAAATTTATAGTATTTGGATTAGTATTTGCAATTTGAATTAATTGGTTAATAGTTTTAACTGGAACATTTGGATGGATAATTATCACACTTAATACATTTCCAACATGGGCAACATAATCAAATTCTTTTTGGACATTAATACTCTTATTACCATCATCAATATTCATATAATACTTTAGATATGCATTGAGTTGACCGATGTAATATGTATTTCCTTTAGAATTAATTACATTTTCTAAAGCAATATCACCATCAGCACCAGGTCTATTTTCTATAACAATAGGAGTATTTTTAATCAATTCTCTAGAGATAGTATCAACAGTACCACCCGGACTTGATCTAGTGACTAGTGTTTGTGCATATGTGTTACTGCCGATCAATATCAATATTAATAGTATAATCATGACAATATATATAATTTTATGCCAAGGAGTTAATTATAGTGAATTCACAGAGATTTGATATATTCCCAACACCTATTATGGTCTTTCATAATCTAGGAGTTTTGGATGAAGTTCAATCATTTATTGATACTTTAGATCCACAAAAAAGAGTTAGAAATTTTCATACAGATGATACGGTTCTAATAACATTTAAAAAAATGATCTTTGAATGTGTTACCGAATACTTTAAACCATACTATGAATTTAGTTCAGTCAATATAAAAGCATGCTGGGTAACCTCTAATAACTTTCTAGAAGGAATGGGCACACATAATCATATGTCATGTGTAGTCAATGGTATATACTATATCAATTCAGCACCTCTATGTGGTGACTTAATTCTTTTAGATCCAAGAGGAGGCACCACTTGGCCTGAAACAAAAGAATATAATAATTTGAATATAACAACCTCAGATAAAAGATTAGAATCTGGTGGTAAAAGAATGTATAGGATATCACCAGAGCCAGATAAGTTCGTAGTATTTCCTGCGTATATGATGCATACAGTTGAAATCAATCTAAATCCTACATTCCGTAGAAGGTCAATAGGACTAAATTTTGAGTTCATTCGGTAATGTATAATTCATGTATAATATGTGTATAAGTGTCCTGCAACCGGTCATTCGTAATTTTCGAAGTAAGTGGTCACTAACCGACATATAAATAAACACCAGGAATATAATCCAAAACACCTCACGTTTACGTAATCTGAGAGATGGACCGTCAAGAATCCTCAGAAAAGGTCAATCCAATCAATGACTTAGGGATCCTATCAAAGGATCCTCAGAAAATGCTTGACATCCAGTGCCGTTTATGGTATAATAACAGGGTGGACAGGGCGGGATCATAGAAATCCTCTAGATAATAACGGAAATAATGCTTGACATTCGGTACCGACCTGGTATAATAGAGTCTGAATTGATTGATACGAAGGAATCCCTATGTACCTAGTAAAATGCCCTGATGAGACTTTGATTGCCAACGACTGGATTCAAGTTTATGAGATTATGCAAGAGGTTATTCAGCAATTTGGCGCCGAGGATGCTGTAATTACTGTTACTATGATATAAAACGCTTGACTTTCGGTATAGTTGTGGTATAATAGAGTCTGAATTGAGAAAAAGGAATTATTATGAGTCTAGAAGATAAAATTTATGAGTTGCAATACAGTGATGCCTATGCAGATTTCATTATGGACCAAGGATATATGGGTGAAATTGCGATTTATAACGGTGATTCTCTTGTAAAAGCGATGGAGATGGGATACTTGTTTAAGGACTTTCTGTTTTCCATTGGATGTGCTGATTTAGCATATATTTACACTAAAGAATTTGCTTAATATGAACATTGGTGATACTAAATCCTTGTGGTTTTCTCATGTGGCTTTCAACCAAGCGCTTCCTTGCGAAGTTGTCGAGGACCGGTTGACTGCAGTTAAGTTCAGAGTGTTATCCACCAAGCGATTTGTGTGGATGCCAAAGAAAGCACTATATGAGTTGCCTAATTTACCAGGGATTCTCAATGTAAAAAGATGGTTTACCGTAGAACCTCAGTTACAAGTAGTTTTAGACCGATATGGTAATTCATATAGAAAATAATGGAGATAATTATGAGTTTTAGCCCTACTTATGGATGTTGGAGAGTTATTAAGACAGTAAAAGAGCTCTCGGATATGATTAATAAAAAGGAATTGAATCCTGATCCTGTTGGCCAGCGCCCTCCTCTATTCACTATAATAGGTAGTAAAAAGGATCGAGGCATTATTAGTGCTATTATGATAGGTCTTGGTATTGGTTCTTTGACTCTTCGGGATATCACAAAAACAACCGAAGAAAAAGTTAAGAAAATGTATGTGGGATATGATTCACTAGTTATTGATGGTGGACACCGATGCCGTGCAATTAATAATTTTAGAGATAATAAGTTTACAGTTACCGTGTGTGGCGTAGAGAAGTATTATCGTGAATTTACGGATGCAGAAAGAAAACATTTTGATAATTTTCAAGTTACATTAGATTATATAACCTGTACCTCATTAGCGGCAATTGATGCTTTTAAGATTGTAAATCAAACGACTTCTGCCAATGGTTATGAGTTGATTATGAATAATGACTCCTCTGTTCTTTGTGAAGAAGTGCGGAAAATAACAAAATCTTATCCAGAGTATAATTTTAATAAGTGTCATCCAATCTTTGAAATCCGTACCAGTGACCAAGGACAACCAGAGTCTGTTTATTTCAGTTCAATTAATGAACGAGCCATCTGGCATACCTGGGTTTGGGTAATCCTTCATAAGATATTAAGTGGCGGTCATGTGGATGCGGGTGAGAAAAAGACTATCCGAATGATTGAAAAGGAAGATAATGTTGTAATCACTAAGAAGCATCGGTCAGATATGGCACGATTTTTTGATGATCTTATGAATTTTGGTAATGTTTATGGAAAAAAGTTGCGGGATAGTGATTTTGGCGCATTCCAATGTGTGTGGTTTCATCTGTATGCACAAAATAAAGCATTTAAGATTGATATGGAGAAATTTGTAAAGCCTTTTGATCAAGTTCGTTCCGCTTTGACTGGTACTGTAGATAAGACTCTTGATAATGTGCCGATATCATTTAAAAATGAAATACATTCTATTAAGCATTTTGTCCGTGTTAATGATGGTGCGTATTCAGAACCAGATGTTCAAGAGGAAGTTGGTAAGATTATATTGCAGTATATGAAAAAGAAAGGTAATCTGTCTAAATTGGGTGTTACTCTCCTTCAATCCAAACGAAGTTATAGTTTAACTCAACGCCGTCAAGTTTTTAATCATCAAGACTGTAAATGCTGGGCTTGTGAGAAATCCGTAAAATTGGAAAATACAGAATGGGCACACGATACTCCATATTCTGAGGGTGGACTAGTTGAGGATGGCGTAGTTCTCTGTAAAGATTGCCATTCATTACAAGGCCAAATGACTCACCAAGAGTTGAAAGGAGTATTAAATGGTCGCAAAAAAGTATCTTTAAAAGTTGTTAGAAAGGCGGCATAAGTGATTGATTATAATATGTTAATTACTGCAGAACCTGAGGTAGTTCGGACCGAGTTGAAGAAGTTACCCGAGAATGAATTAATGAGTGTTTTACTAGTTCTGGACGCTTATGAGGATTATCTAAGGAATATTGACCAGATAATATTGCATTAGAATCAATGACTTACAAAACGCTTGACATTCGGTACCATTATGGTATAATGTAGTCTGAATTGATTGATTAGGAGTTGTTATGATTATTGAAAGATACGAAGAAGGTGCCCATGTTGTTATTATAACCTCTGAGGGTGCTGAGTGCTGGGGTACCGTGTTGGATAGTCGTGTTAAGTTCGGTGCTGATGCAGTTATTCAGTATGAAGTTAGGTTGGACTGGCAATCCAAGGTGGAATATGTTAATATGGATAAGGTTTTGTGTCTGGTATCTGAATTGGAAAATAATAATTAATGCTTGACATTTGGTATAGTTGTGTTATAATGTAGTCTGAATTGATTGATTGTTCTTTAAAAATTTGAGAGTATTATAAGAGTGAATGCTGTTGCCAGTCCTGTTTCTGACCGGGAAGAGTAAAATCTTTAGAAAAACCATGTGGCGTTAGCCTAGGTTGTTAAGAAGAGTCAACGGATAGTGTTCACCCTTATAATACTCTTAGAGTAGTTATTGTAAAGTGCTATAGGGTATCGTGGAATTGATCAGCCACTATGCGGGCCTAACTGTGCGAGGAACAGGTCCTGATATAACCGCTATTCGCTTGTCAGAGGAAGCACCTTTGTTGACAAATCGGCACATAGCACTTTACAATGATTATTTTTGGGCCTATAGCTTAATGGTAAAGCATTCGACTCATAATCGAACGAGTCTAAGTTCAATTCTTAGTAGGCCCACCACAGTGAAACGCTTGACATTGGGTACAGTTCTGTTATAATGTAGTCTGAATAGTTGATTAGGAGTTGTTATGAAAATTAGAGCAATTGTAAATAATGTTTGTTTTTATACTAGTACCACTGCAATTAAGAGGCGCACTGTATCGGATTTTAGTTTACAGAATACTGCTATGTTCTTTGCTTTGGATTGTATGGGTAAAGACCGTGGTATTGGTAAGACGGTTACTCTATACGATGAGAAAATGAACCAGTTTAAATTTGATATTCAATTGACGAGGGCCTAAGATGAAAACAGTTGAACAGTTGGTATGTGAGTATTGCGATATTTTACATGGAATTTATGAGAAAACCGCTTCTAATTCTTTTTTTACTCAATATTACTTGATTGACTCTGGTAATAAGTATTTTAAGATTATTATGAAGCAAAAATACAAGGAAACTGATGAATGGAGTAGTAGTGCTTCAGTTCATGCCTTCGTAGAGAAAAAGACGGGTAATGTGTTAATGGCATCCAGTTACAAAGCACCCGCAAAGAATGGTGTCCGATATAATCTATTCAAAGATTTAGAGTATATCAAGGATAATGCCGATTGGGCTGGTTCTTACTTATATAAGAGGTAATATTATGAATCCTAATAAATCAGTTAGAATTGATATTTTAAAGGTTGGTGTGGAGGTATTCAGTACCACTAATCATGGTCAGATTATGGTTACTGAATTCTATAATAAAGAAGAGATTGGTGGTGGTTTCTTTGATACTTTAGAAGAAGCATATAAGCATGTAGAGGAATACTTAAATGATGAAGAAAACAAGGATTGCTAATAAAGTTGCAGAGGATGCTATGAATAGACTAGACGAGTTGGCGATACTGTGTTACTATGATACTGATTTTAACCCAGTATTTGATAAACAGATGTATGGCCAATTGATTGTAAAAGAGTGCGCTTGGTTGGTAAGACAGGAAATATTGAGACAGGAAATATTGAAGATTTTTAACGATCTTACGAGTTATACCTTGGAGGTTCTACTAGAGGAGAAGCTCAAAAAACACTTTGGAATCAATGACTTATAAAAACGCTTGACATTTGGTTGGAATCTGGTATAATAGAGTCTGATTAATTGATAAGGAATACTGAGATGAAGAATTTTGATGCTGATGCGATGGTTGGGTATGTGTGTATTATGGCTGCTGTAGTTGTTATTGTCTTTGGTCTCTACTAGGAATTTTATTATGACTGAATTTAAGCGCACTGTGGTTGATGATTTTACTGATATGATCCAAGATGGTGCTAAGGATATGATATCTGGTGCTGGTGATTATGAGATTAAAGCATTTACAGTAGGTTACCTAAATGGTTTTCTGAATATGTTGGCCAAAGAGATTCCAGAGGTTCGTGAAGCGATAGAATTGCGGATGAGGAATTCATCATTAATGAGAAAGGAAGCAGCATAATGGGTCTAGATATGTATTTGAGAGGTAATCGGCAGGTACGTGAGTATAAATCTGAAGATAAACAGTTATGCAGTGATATTAATGCATTACTTCCTAAGAATTTATTAGTATATGGTATTGATGCTGAAGTTGGTTACTGGCGCAAAGCTAATGCTATCCATAACTGGTTTGTGACTAATGTTCAGGATGGAAAAGATGATTGCGAAGAGTATGATGTAAGTAGAGAGCAGTTGGAACAATTGCGCCAGCAGTGTAAGATAGTATTGGGAAATGCTTCTTTGGCTTCTAGTATGTTACCATCTCTTGGCGGTTTCTTTTTCGGTGGTGTAGATTACGATGAGAGTTATATGGGTGATCTAAGAGATACTATAACTATTATAGATAATACACTAGAGTTAGATAAACAATGGTCTTTTAGTTATACGAGTAGTTGGTAACTTATGATTCCGTCTGTAGTTATTAATAAGTATATACATTTTCATAAGTATATACTCTTGAAAAGAGAGGTTAATCGTGGAAGAGGATAAATTTTGGTTAGCAGTATATAAGTTAATTACAATTACTGTATGTATTTTAATTGTTACATTAGGTGTTTGCACAGTATATACTAATGATAAGATATCAAAGGCTGATGATCCGTTAGCTTATGCATGTGCTACAAGTGCTAATCCTACGATTTGTTTAACATACGCTGGACAGAAAAATGAATAAACCACAACTATGGTTTAGCAAAACTAATTTGGAAACTGGTATAGTCTTTGAAGATAAGATATCTTCAAAGAATTGTTTAGATTGGGATAAAACTCCATTTGAGAGGCTGAATATCAAAGCGAAAACACGCATAGATGAGTTGAATACCAAAATGCCAGATGCGTGGAAATATGAACTGATTGGATGGAGGATTGAGGAATGAAACAGGTGTTTTCTTATTCATATGGTGAAGAATCATATGGAATAGTTTATCAAAATGGAATGGGATTGTATGAGGTATATGAAATCCCGCAGTATGGTGGTAATGAACGGTATTACCAGACTTATAATTCAATTGATGATGCTATTCAAGCGGCAAAATCATTTACCTAATATGTTGGAGATGAAATAATGAACGAACGAATCAAGGAGTTGAAAGATCAGTGTTATATTAGCATTATCAATCGAGACGGTGATAATCCATATGATATGGAGAAGTTTGCCGAGTTGATTGTTCGGGAATGTATTAATGTAGTAGAACGAGATTATCTCCGCCACGGAGCTTGGTGAGTTGTTGTTAGATCATTTTTTTGATTGGGATTGAAGAATGAACAAGATATACATCATTTGTGCAAGGGGACAAGCATGACTACAGAATGGAGTCACTTACCTAACGCAGAGCATATTAATTGGGTTTTGGACACACTAAAAGAAAATCCAGAGGTGTGGAGCGCTGCAACAGATGCTGCTTGGCGTGTTGCGTGGGATGCTTCTAGGGCTGCTGCGTGGAGTGATGCGTGGATTGCTGCGAGGTATGCTGGGTGGGGTGTTGTGCGGGATGCTTCAATAAAGAATGCTGCGTTGGATGCTGCGTGGGCTGCTGCGTTGGATGCTGCGAGGAATGATGCGTTGGATGCAATTTTTGCACTTATCGCTTGGGATGACTCAAACAAGTTGCTGAATATGTCAATTGAAGAAGTTGCTAAGTTAGGTAGTGAAGGTAACCATTCTGCTGTTCTTATGTTGCCAGCTGTCGTTGTCAAATATAAACTAAAGGAGTTAAAGAATGAACGATATGTTTGAGCCAAATAAAACCCATGGAATACTATATTGGAACGGAATCATGGAGGTGGAAGGTTTGGAACTCAATAGGAAAATAGAAAGGGAAAGAATAGAGAAAATGAGCAACCAAGACATTATTAATTATGTAGACAATAGTATAGAAGAAATACAAAAAGCAATAGAAGCAGAGCGTGAAGCGTGTGCAACTATTTGTGAAACTCTTGAATTGCCTGAGTGGCCTGACAAAGTGCGTCAGCCATTAGCGCAAGCGATTCGAGCGAGGGGACAAGCATGACTGAAAAATGGAGCCACTTACCCAATGCCAATCACATCGACTGGGTCATAAAGACGCTAGAAGAAAACCAAGACGTGTGGGATGCTGCGGAAGATGCTGCGTTGGCTGCTGCGTGGGCTGCTGCGTGGAGAGCTGCGTGGGATGCTGCGAGTGCGGCTACGTTGAATTCTGCGTTGGTTGCTGCGAGGGATGCTGCGTTGGCTGCTGCGTGGGATGCTGCGTGGGATGCTGCGTGGGGAGCTATTGCCGCACTTGTTGCTTGGGATGACTCAAGCAATTTGTTAGATAAGTCAGTTGAAGAAGTTAAAGGATTAGCTAGAGCAGGTAATCATGCGGCTGTTCTGTTATTACCGGCAGTGATTGTTGAGAACAAACTAAAGGAAAATAAAATGACAAAAGACGAAAGTCATTTACCAGTTGAGGAACAGAGTCTAGTATTTCGGTTACAGAAACGGGCAGAGATTCGCAGACAGATTCCTGGTCGTAAAAGTGTTCAAGAAGGTTCTAATGATCGTATTGCTGATTTACTAGAAGAAGCGGCAAGAATTCCATCTGAGATTATAGATATACTAAAGAATGATGATTCTATCAGGCATCATGGTATGACTACATTTACTAGAGATGTAATAGATGCAGCAATGGCTAAAGCAATTAAATTGATTGAGAAGAAGTATAATGTCTAATGATAGTATTACTTGGATAGGAGTGGAAAGATGACATACACACCAAATAGATGGTTAATGGTAAAGATTGATACAATCTATAAGATATTTGCTACATGGAGTGGTGGATATACTGATGGTGATAGTTGGCAATTAAATTCTGGTGTTAAGAGTGTTACAGAGGATGATGACTATTATTACTTCCACGGCCATAGTGGTTCTGTATATGAATGTAGAAAAGGTTCATATGGAACAACAGGATACGGTGCTGGCGTGTTAAGTGGGTTTATGAAGAAGTATCCAATGGAAATTATGCCTGATAATGTTAAAGTAATGGATATTGAATATTCATGACCTGGGCATTAATAATTATTACTATTGGAGCAATGAACCCAAATATGGAGATATGGGCAAAGTATGATTTGAAAGAAGATTGCATAGAAGCAAAGAATACTTTATCTGATAAAAAGATTAACTGTGTTTGTATTAAGATACCAACTAAAGGCAAATAATGAATAACTGGAAAGTAGTATATACTGAAGATGAAAAGAAGTATGGAGAACAAAGACAAGCATATATTGATTACTTGTTAATGAAGGTACAAGAGAGTGATTGGCATGGAGTATCTGATGCGGCAAATGATTTAAGAGTATTAGAAGCAAAGCATGGAAATTAATCCAAAGCATCTTCAAGCACATATGGAAGTAGCACATGTGTATGCGAAGTTGAGTAGTGCAGTGCGATTAAAGGTCGGTGCATTGATTATTAAAGATAATCGGATTATAAGTATTGGTTATAATGGTATGCCTTCTGGATGGGATAATACTTGTGAGAATACCGAATACGTTGGTAATAACGAACAAATCCCCTCTCCAGATGAAATGAAGCGATTAGGATTTACCGGCACTGGTAAAGGTTGGTATCGTTTAAAAACTAAACCAGAAGTAATTCATGCTGAGTCTAATGCGATATCTAAGTTAGCAAGGTCTACTGAATCAGGTGATGGTGCAATAATGGTATGCACCCATGCACCTTGTTTAGATTGTGCAAAGTTAATCTATCAATCTGGTATTAAAGCATTTTATTATAATAAAGAATATAGAAGTATAGAAGGATTATCTTTTTTACGTAAATGTAATATTCATGTAGCAGAGGCTTAAAACTATGAATGTAGAACAATACCGAAGAATGGTTGAGAATAGAATCTATGAGAGGAAAATAGATGATATTAAGCAACAAAGACGGGTAATGGAAATACAAGAAGAAAGACTAAGAGAAGAAAATAAAGTTAAACAATTAGGTCAAAATGTGGATGTTAAGGTATGAACGAAGAATTATTTAAATCTAAAACTACAATGTTCTCTAGAGTACCCGTTAAGAGTCGCATAGATACTTACTATGAATTCACTGAACAACAATTAGAAGAATTTGTAAGGGATATCGTTAGAGAGTGTGCGGCAATTGCTAATGATAACCATGAGAATTGTGTAAAGTATGGAGAGAGTTTAGCTGGACTCATTTTACCTAATACTGCAGACTTGATTAAATCACATTGGGAGTTAGACGAATAATGTTCATGTTTGATGTAGAGACTCTAAATAAAAATTCAAGTTCGGTAATACTATCAATGGCTTGTGTTCATTTTGATCCTGATGCAAAACCATCACCAGAGACATTAAGAAAAGATTCTATCTTTATAAAATTTGATGCACAAGAACAGATTAAACAATATAAAAGAAGTGTATCTAAAAGCACTATTGATTGGTGGGCAAAGCAGTGTGAGAATGCTAGAATCAAATCATTTAAACCATCTGATATTGATGTATCAGCAAAGAATGGTTTAGAACAATTAGCAAAGTGGGCTAATACTTATGGTAATGATAAAAAGAAATGGGTATGGGCTAGAGGTAATCTAGATCAGTCTGTATTGGATTCGTTATGTGATGATGTTGAAATAGAACCTGTATTTGAATACCATAGATGGAGAGATGTTAGGACAGCAGTTGATTTTCTTTATAATACAGAGAACGGTTATTGTAAGATTGAATATCCAGGTTTTGATTCTTTTTTACATGTTACCAAACATAATCCTGTTGATGATTGTATCTTGGATGTAATGATGATTCTGTATGGAGTAAAGAAGTGAAAATAATAACCGAGATATTAATTATTATCATACTTTTTTCTTTATTGTTGGTTAGCATTAGTCTGAATATCGAAGATCAAAAGGTAATTGACTGTAGGTGGGCGGAGATTAGTCCAGATATGCCAGTCCAAGCAAAAGAAGAGTGTAGAAAAAACCCTTTAAAAACAACAACTTAGAAAACGCTTGACATTTGTTCCAACTATGGTATAATGTAGTCTGATTAATTGATTTGGAGCAGTAAATGTTACATATTTCTAAAACCAGCAAGTTAGACAATATTAAATCTTGGTCTTTACAGGCATTAACTACATGTCCTGGAAGTAAAGCAAAAGATGGTGGGTTGGTTGATGCATGTAAAGGTTGCTATGCTACTCAAGGTACATATCATTTTCCTGGCGTTAAATTAGTCCGTGCTGAGAATCAAGAGGATTGGGAACGAGATGGTTGGGTTGCCGATATGGTTGAAGCATTAAAGAAACAAAAATATTTCCGTTGGTTTGATTCTGGTGATATGTATTCACTAAAGTTGGCAAATAAAATGCTTGAGGTAATGAAAGCTACTCCTCATGTGAAGCATTGGTTACCAACTCGCATGTTTAAATTTGTAAAATTTCAACCAATCTTGAAAGAGATGGATTCTTTACCTAATGTTAAGGTTCGCTTTTCAAGTGATTCTGTTATGGGTGAATTCACAAAAGGTATTCACGGTTCAACAATATTGCCTACTGATAATGTACCAGAAGGTGTTACATTGTGTACCGCATATCAGAATGGTGGAAAATGTTCTGGTTGCCGTGCATGTTATGATAAGTCGGTAGATGTGATTGGTTATCCTCAACATGGTCGGGCAATGAAAAAAGTTATTATGTTGAAAATTGCCGCTTGACATTGTAGTGATTCTGTTATATAATGTATTCTTTGATGGAGATTATTATGAAGCCTATTACCAGTTTATATGAATTGTTGAATGAAACAAATTGGCAACCATCCGAGCAGGAAATTGTAGAGATGGCAATGGAGTATGAATCACTGCAATATGCGGCAAATTCTTATGATGATGATGCACAATTTTATGGGGAGAATGTATAATGGGTTATTTTTCTAATATGCAAGAACAAATTATTGATGCTTTTGAGGATGGTTGGACTCCGTTAGAAGTTGCAAAGATGTTGAAGGTAGATTTTTCCGATGTTAATTATGTTATTCAAAATTATTTGAATGATGATTATGATGATAGTATGGATGGTGACTTTGATAGTGCCATGACTTCTGCAGGTTTTGGCATGGATGAGGATTATGGAAACTTTGAGTATATTTGATATATCGTTTGCCCGACTTAATTTATTTTCTTTTATGTTAGGCATGACGTTTGCTTTTTTTAATCAAGGTTTATTTGGTAAAAATATAGGCAAATATATTATTGTATATTTCGCTTCAATTGCATTTTGGTATTATGTTATGGGGAACAGTGTATGATGCCTTTAAATAATGATCAGGTAATGGCTTTATTCATTTTGATCAGTATTGTATTTTTTCTCGGTTATTATGTTGGTAGAGATATTGAACGAACAAGGAAAAAAGATGAGTCCTAAATGTAAAGAATTAGCATTGATGGCGGGTGGCAGTCATTATCCATTAGTGGGTGGTGATACTCTGGAACAGTTTATGCGGTTAACAGTAGAGGAATGTATTAAGATATTGCATGAACGGGAGGTACGCAATTCCAACTCTGCCAGACTGATTTTAAAGGAACATTTTGAGTTAGAAAAAAGTCAATAAAATCAATAAGTTACGATTACGCTTGACATTTGGATATAATCGTGTATAATGGTATACATGATGATGAATAACTACTTGAAATGGTTTGCAACGGCAATTACTTTGGCAGGTGCTTTATGTACCAGTTTTCGTATTGATCCGTTGAATATATACTTACTTAACATGGGTTCTATTGTATTCCTTATATGGAGTATTCGTATTAAGGATTCGGCAATGATCGCTGTTAATTCTGGTCTTTTACTAATTTACTTTATAGGGATAATCAAATGAAATTTATTTTATCACGGGTTGTTAATAAAAGAAAAGTTACTCTATATCAATTGGACAGTGGTGGATATCGTATAAAATCTGGTAATTTTACCCAGACTTTTAAAGTATCATGTTTTGATTTTGTGTATGATGTTTTCAAAGGTTTTAATTGATAAATAATAGTATGATATCATTCAAAGAATTTATTAAAGAGGATATTGAGTCAAGTTTATCAATATTTGATATTGATGATACTTTATTCCGCACCAAAACTTCGGTTCATGTAATGAAGGATGGTAAGAAGGTTGGATCACTTACACCTGCAGAATACAATGTATATGATAAAAAAGATGGTGAAGTATTTGATTTTTCTGAATTCAGATCCTCGGCAATATTTAATAAGACTGCTAAACCAGTTGATACAGTATTTAAAACTGCAAAGCGGATGCTTGATAAGTTTAGAAATACACCTCAAAAAGAGATTATCATAATCACTGCTCGGGTTGATTTGGATGATAAGAATTTATTCTTAAAGACCTTTGACAAATATGGTTTTGATATTAAGCGGGTGCATGTGCATCGTGCCGGTAATTTATCAATGCCTGGTCCAGCAGCAAAGGCAGAGATTGCTCGAACCAAGTTAAAAAAAGGTAATTATACTATTGCCAGAATGTTTGATGACCATGCAGGTAATCTAGATGCATTTTTAGGATTGAAAAAAGAATTTGACAATATTAATTTTGAAGCATTCTTTGTCCATGAAAACGGTAATATTACAAGATATAGTTGACATTCAGGTTTAGTTGTTATATAATATGTTTTTAATTGAGAAAGTTTATATTATGATTCCTATTGCATTTGCTCGTAGTCAAGCGGCACAAGAGATTGAAGAGACTATTCAATATGCCGGACTTACCGATGCCCCTCTTTTAACAAGATTAAGAGAAAAAATAAACGATAAAAAAGTATTTTACAAGATTCCATTCAAGTATGGAATTGTAAAAGTTTATAGTCAAAGATATATATTAATAAACAAAGAAAAATATACCTCTGTTACTGCAGCACGAAGAGGTCTAGGAGAATTCATTAACTAATGTGGCATTATATAAGTTACCAATTACCAAATTGGTGTTATCAATTTACATTTACTGAATGGTTAGTGATAGGAGTAGTATTATGGATGATAATTTAAAAGATGAATTCTATGATGGTTTTATGGTTTCACCAGATGATGATGGGAATGTTGATATATCTTTCTTTGAATTGAAAGACAAATATAGTCGTGGTAATCCTATAGAAGGTACCAAAGTAGGTGACAAATATCATGTAATATTGTTTAAATCTAATAAAGAAAATGTGGCTGAAATGGATTTTGATGATACTTTTGAAGCAATATTCAGAGATCCAGTTTACTATGCAACAAGTTTATTACCTAAATTTTACGGTATGTTTATAAAAAAGACAGATAAGACAGTAGAATGGTTTGAAAGTTTTTTACAAGAAGTATTGATAAAAGTTTTAGAACAACAAAAGAATGTGAAAGAGATGGCAGAAAGTATTGCTAACAATTAGGAGATTATTATGGAACTATTATTTACAGATAAAAAAAGTAAGACATGGTTGAAGAAGTTACTAAGTAAAGAAGGTGCTATTGTTACATTTACCAAAAAAGATGGTACTGAGCGTGTAATGAAAGCAACATTAAATGAGAATGTTATTCCACAAGAGTTTGCGCCAAAATCTGAAGATAACAGAAAAGTAAATGATGAAGTTATTGCGGTATTTGATTTAGAGAATCAAGGTTGGCGGAGTTTTAGATATGACTCTATTAAACAAGTTGAGGTTGTTTTAGGAGGTGTTAAATGAATATGATTATGAAAATATTATTAGGAATTAGTATAGTTGTTATAGCAGCAAGTATTATAGTTTTTTCACCACTTTTATCTATTTGGTGTTTTAATACTTTGTTTCCTGTTTTAGCAATTCCGTATACCTTTGACACATGGTGTGCGGCATTTTTATTAACGTCATTTTTATCATTTAATATATTGAAAGCAAGATAATGAAAGTAAAAATTGGGCCATACTTAGACTGGTGGGGTCCATACCAATTTGCTGATTTATTTCAAAAGGTTGGTGTGTCTGAAGATACATGTTATAAGATTGGTGAATGGTTGTGTGAAACTTGGGTGAAAGATTTGTGTGAATGGATCCATAATAAACACAAACGAAAAATATCAATTCAGATTGATAAGTGGGATACTTGGAGTATGGATCATACTTTAGCAATGATTATCTTACCAATGTTGAAACAGTTAAAAGCAACTCAACATGGTATTCCTGGCGGTTTGGTAAAGTATGATAGTAATAGTGTCCAATCATGTTTTGAGTTTTATAAGGAAGGAGATGATGCAGCATTCAATTCTGCAGTAGAAGAATGGGACAAAATTATGGATAAAATGATTTGGTCTTTTGAAAAAATAATAAAAGATGATGATAAAATTATTAACGATCCAAAGATACAAGAAGGTTTAGATTTATTTGGTAAATATTACAGAGCATTATGGGACTAGGAGACTAACATGAATGAAGCAATTAAGAATTTAGCAATCAAGTATGGTATTGTTATTGACCGTGCATTAAATGATCCTGAAGGATATGATAGTTATAGAACATATGATAGAATGAATTTGTTTATTAGTGCAACAAAAGAATATTATTTAAGTAGGTATGAAGAAATGCAGAAACAAAAGAAAGAACAAAAAGAAGAAATTCTTCTTGATTTAGAAAAAGATGAATTACATAATTTAATGTTAATGGCACATGATAGAGATATCACATTAAATGAAATGTGTGAGATCATACTTAGCGAGTTTATTGAGCAGGATAGATTAAACCATATTAGTAACAAAGAGAATGAATGAAAGATGCAGAATTCATAAGACGAGAAATCGCTTATGATTTAGATAGTATTACTAAGTATAAAGATAAGAATTTAATTCTTTCTTATCAGTTAGGCGTATTGCAGAAACAGTTAGCAGAGATATATTATAATGATCCTATATTGTATAGGGAATGGCGTGATAAGATTGAATGGATAAGAGATGTGAGAAATGAATAATCAAATTGTAGCAAATAGAATCAAAACACCAGATGGTACTATTCTACAATCATACCATAGACACGATTATAAAGAATATACCGATAAGAATGGTAAAGAATATATGGTTGATGGTGGTCTAGATTATCTTCGTAGAAATGTTCACGATGATGCACCATATATAGAATTATCATTAATGATGAGTGATTCTTTTGTAGAGATTAGAGAATCATTTCATTGGGGCACTCGTGGCAAAGATGGTAAACAACCATTAACTTGGGTACCATTAACAGATATGACAACAGATCATATTTTTGCTACACAAGATAATTGTAAATTGACACCATGGTTAAAAGAATTATTTGATAAAGAATTGGAGTATAGAGATGAAAGTCGTGATTAATAAATGTTTTGGTGGATTTGGTTTATCACATGAGGGTGTTATGCGATACGCCGAGTTGAGTAATACTAATATAATTGCTGTTGATGCGGAAAAAGATGATTATGTTAGAAAACATTATTATTTAAATGAAGTTAGTAATGATAATTATTGGGCATCAATGGATTTATTAAGAAATTGTCCTTATCTAGTTCAAACGGTAGAAGAATTGGGTAATGCATCATTCGGTGATTATGCAGAATTAAAAGTTGTTGATGTACCTGATGATGTTGATTGGGAAATTGGTGAGTATGATGGTACAGAGTGGGTTGCTGAGAAGCATCGCACATGGAGTTAATATGGAATTTTTTATGGATGATAAAAGAGATTATAGTAATGTAATTCAATCTTGGTTAGAAGAATTCAGAGCAACAATGGATCCTGATCCAAGTGATGGCATTTCAGTTCAAGGTGATAATTCAGGAGATACATTTCCTGGTGTAAAGATTATCTTTGATGGTTATGCTGAATTAGATGATGGACAACCCGATCTTAAGACAGAATCATATACAGTATTTGTTCATAAAGAATCATTACGCAATAAACATTTTCCTGAACATGAAGTATTTCCAACATCATTCGGTTCATGGATTATTCATAGACCAGATGAAGAGGTTTGTATCTATGCTTGGTATAGTTCTGATGACGCTAGGTGGGACGTAATACCATTTGAAGATAATAATGGTACTAATATGAAACCTCATGTAATATCAGATTTAATTTTTAAGATACATAAAGCATACACAGAATAGTTTTATGGAGTAGAAGCATCAACGGTGATGCAGTGGACTGTAAATCCGCCGGCTCTGCCACGCCTGGTTCGATCCCAGGATACTCCACCAAGTTTTATGGAAGTTTGGGTGAGAGGTTTAAACCAGCAGACTTGAAATCTGCCGATCTGAAAGGGTCCGTGAGTTCGAATCTCACAGCTTCCGCCAACGCCCGATTAGCTCAGTGATAGAGCAACGCACTTGTAATGCGTAGGCCGTCTGTTTGATCCAGACATCGGGCACCAAAATATTCCCCGATAGCTCAGTCGGTAGAGCGACGGACTGTTAATCCGCAGGTCCCTGGTTCAAGTCCAGGTCGGGGAGCCATTTTCTGCTTGTAGTTCAGTGGATAGAACAACAGCCTTCTAAGCTGTGGGTCGCTGGTTCGATTCCAGCCAAGCAGGCCAAATATATAATATTATGACTAAACCGATAATTAAAAAAGAACCATATAAACAAGGACTACTTGATGGTCTTTGTGGATTCTACTCTATTATCAATTCATTTCATTATCTAGACTCAAAGTATGGCCAAGACCGTGCAGAGAAACTAATGCGAGAGATGTTATCAATCAATCCTAATCTCTTTCACAAATATTATGCCGAAGGTACATACTTAGAGAATGTTACAAAAATATTACAAAAGGTAACTCAAAAAGAAAAAAAGTTTAAATTTGAAGTAATTTTTGAGGATGAATTCTTTGATGATCATTATGAATACTTTGCTTGTCTAAATGAACATATAAATGAAAAGAAAGTTGCAATTATTTCGTTTGGACCACCTTGGCATCATTGGTCTGTAGTAACGAAAATTGATTGCCGAACAGAGAAAATATATCTTTTTGACTCTGCAGATGCCAAAAACTACATGAATTTTGATGAGTTTTCATTAAAAAGACGCAAAAACACAATCCAACTCTATACTCACGAAACTATAATAATAAAACATAAATAGTCTTTATGAAAACAATAACCAAGTTGCTTTGTGTTATTTGTTATTATACATTTTTTGCGGTTTCTACTGCAAGTGCCGGTGAGTTAATCCATCAATTCAATAGTCCTGTATTTTCGGGTATAGGGTATTCTTCGCATGTCCTGACTATTGAGCAGATTGAACAACAACGCAGACAAAAATTAAAAGATGATGCCAAAGCCGCCAATGATGCGGCTAATCGTGCTGCATCTAGTACCAACTTAGCAAAATTTCTTGTTAATGTTGAATCACGAATTTATGCACAATTATCAAAACAATTAGCAGATTCTATGTTTACTGATAATGGTGCAACATCTGGTACAATGGATTTTCAGGGGACCAATATATCATGGGTTAAATCAAGCACAGAGGTAACACTAACGATAACGGAGTCAAATGGTAATAGAACAGATATCACTGTGCCTATTGCTACATTTGGTTTCTAAAAAAGGAAAAAAATGCTTAGAAAAATTATAACAGTATCATTGTTATGTTTTTCGTCATGGATATATGCTCAAACAACTGGATCGATTTTTGCGCTTACAGGCGACTACATTAAAATTGGTGTGAGTGATTATGGTACAATTGGAAGTAAAGGTAACACAAGTCCTGGTATTCTCTATGATAATACCGGTACAAGAACATTTAATACATCATACGATTATTTAACTCCAGGAACTCCGTTTGAGGGTTTCACTGTTAAGTATACGAATGGTGCTGGCACAGTTATAACACAAACAAATAATAACACTGGTGCTACTTCTATCACTGGTGGTATTTTAACTAATTACAGTGGAATTGCTTACGCAAGTTCTACATTTGATAATCGTGCAGTTTGGACTGGTAACGGTAATGGTTACAGTTTAATCAACGATGTTCGTTTTAATAACAATCAAAAATTTGTTGATATCACTACAACATTAACATCATCGGTAGCAATGACTAATCTTTACTTTGGTCGTTTCACTGATCCAGATGCTAGAGCGGCAGCAGGTGATAGTTCAGCAACAACAAATACTTTAGGATTCAGTCCTATTGGTATTAAACAAGTAGTATTCTCTGAAGCATTATCATCAAAGTATGCATTAGGTTTATATTCTGCTGCAACTAATGTTGGTGCTGGTATCAGTAGCGGATGGACAACCGATCCAATTCAATATTACAACGGTGTTAATAATGGCACTGGTGACTATACAATTGGTTTAGGTTTTCTTGTTCCATCAGTTGCAGTTGGTGATATTGTTAAGTTTCAATATGCATATATTTTTGGACCATCCACATTGACCGCTGGTGCTACTGCAGTAAGTTCTGGTGCAGGTGGTGGAACGCCAGGTGTTGTTCCTGGTTGCACATCAAGTTGCGATATGGTTGGAGTCACACCAGTAGCACCTGCCGCACCTACAGTTGTTAGCACAAGCACTGCTACAGTTACCGTTTCAGATAATACAGTAGTTAATACTGGATTGCCTGTAATCACTGCCAGCACTGCACATCATGTTGCAACCGAAAACAAAACAAAGCAAACTATTGCAAGAGAAACAACCACTAATGTTACAACACCATTTACACGAACAATTACCACTCTAGTTCGCACTACAACAACATGGAGTGATGGTTCTGTAACAACATCGGATAGTTCTACAAGTGCTGCCTCATCTTTAGTTAATGATGTAGTTACTTCAGTTGCTAATGATAGTTTCTCTGGTCGCATTGACCAACAAGCACAATTGTCTGATTTGAATAAAGGTATCAATCGTGGTTTAGATATGGATCCATTCCGTCAAGATGGATACAAGACAGACAACGGAACATTCTATACCACAATCGGTAGTTTAAAAACTACAATGGCTGATGGTTATAGTTCTAAGAGTGATATATCCGCAATTGCTTTTGATAGAGATGTCAATAGTGATTTAAAGATTGGTGGTCAATACAGTTTAGTATCAACAAGAATGTCAGGTGTAGATAGTCTTACTAAACAAGAAAAACAACACTTTGGTGTTTATAGTGTTTACAAGTTGCCTAAAGATTTAATTTTATCAACCAATATTGGTAGTGCAAGTAATGATATTGGTTCAATAAGAAATGTTGAAGGATTGTTTAGAAACTATTATGCAACAAAAGGAACAGATAGTTGGATATCTAATAAAGTTTATAGTCCTGAGCTTTCACAAATGATTAGACTATTTGCTGGATACACATTTGGAACAACAAAAGTAAATAGTTACACTGAAAAAGGTAGTATTCAAAGTGCCAGAGCAGTTGATAGCAATTCAAGAAGTTTTGATTATGCTGAATTTGGTGCAATGATTCGTAAGAATTTTGATAATAAGATTAGTGTCACTGGTCAGTTAAGTTCAACAACAGATGGTTATTTAACTGCCTCTGCTGGTGCGTTTTACTCACCACAAAAGAATAGTAATGTTGGTATACAAGTAGCACAGCAACAAAAAGAAGGTAACAAGACTGATTCAATGATTTTTAAAGTAAGAATGAATTTCTAATGAGATATTTTGTTATTTTGGTTGTTATTATGTTATCGGGGTGTGCATCTAATGAAATGCAACGGTTGCAGGAAGATCCTGTTAAGTTAACCGTTAAAGAATCATTATTAGATAAAATGCCAGAATTAGATGGACCTCCGATTGCAATTGCTGTATATGGTTTTTTAGATAGAACGGGACAGAACAAATCAAGTGATAAGATGGCTCTGTTTAGTAAAGCAGTAACACAAGGCGCCGAAGTATTTTTAATTAAAGCATTACAAGATTCAAAGAATTGGTTCAAAGTTGTTGAAAGAGTTGGGTTAGAGAATTTAGTTAAAGAACGGCAATTGATTAGGAACCAAAGAGAAGTTTATGAAGGTAAAGAAGCAAAACCATTAAAACCATTGACAGTTGCAGGTGTAATGATTGAAGGTGGTATTATTGGTTATGATAGTAATATTCGTTCTGGTGGTAATGGTGCAAGATTTTTAGGACTCGGTGCAAGTCAGCAATACAGAGTTGATGAAGTTGTTATCTCTATGAGATTGGTTAGTGTAACAAGTGGAGAAGTATTAATAACAAATTCTGTATCTAAGACAATTTATAGCACTGCACATAATGTAGGTGTGATGAAGTTTATTGATGCGGGTACTCATGCTTTAGAATTAGAGAATGGAAACGCATTAAATGAACCAACGACATATGCTGTTCGTGTAGCAATAGAACATGCAGTGTCTCAAATGATTATAGATGGTGAACAGAAAGGAATATGGAAGTTCAAACAAAAGGAAGAAACAAAATGAAAAAGATAACAGGCTATATTATTATGGCTTTGTTGTTATTTGCTAATAATATATTTGCTAATGAGATATATGTTGAGCAGGTGGGTGACAGTTCTACAGTTACCATTACACAAGATGGAACAGGTAATGCTATTGGTGATTCACTAGTTTCCGCTTTTATGGGCGGTGGTTCTAACACAGTTGCAATAGAACAGATTGGTGACAACAATACATTAGCCATGATTGTGAATGGTGCATCAACAAATACGACTGTTACAACACATGGTAGTGGTAATCTACAATCAATTACTTGTGGGTCAACAGGAACAGCAAGTTGTTCTGGATCAACAATAAAACAAATTATTACTGGTGATGATAACACAGTAACAACGAATTTGGGTACCGGTGGTAATCATATAAGTGAAATCACAGTTCTTGGTGACACTAATACAATTACACATTCATCAACAAATACAGGTGCAACAACGGCCTATATTACTGCAACCGGAAACACAAATACAATTGGAGTTACACAAAGTGGTACATTGGCAAAAAGTGTTAGCGTCAGTTCAACTGGCAATAGCAACAGTATTACTATCAATCAGTCTAACTAGTTTCGGTGGTGTTGGTAAAGTAACAGAACAGACCGGTCCTACCGAAATTATTAGAAATAAAAAATCAATACCAAGTGCGGTAAATACTGGTATTGAAATGAATGATACTATATCCACTGCTAAGTCCAAAGCACAATTGACATTTGATGATGCCACAACAGTAAAGATTACTGAGCAGTCACGTTTAATCATTGACGATTTTGTCTACGATCCTGCAAAAGGAACAGGCAAACTGGCAATGAAAGTAGCATTAGGTACCGCTAGATATGCTAGTGGTCAAATAGCAAAAAGCAATCCTCAGAGTGTGAGTATACAAACACCCACTGCAACAATAGCAGTAAGAGGTACAGATTTTTCAATGACGGTAGATGAATTAGGTAGAAGTATGGTTATGTTATTACCGTCATGTGATGAAAAAGCATGTGTTACAGGTGCAATATCAGTTACGAATGATTCAGGTACAGTCCACATGGATGTTGCGTATCAAGCAACATTAGTAACATCACTAAGCACACCACCAACAAGACCAGTTATTGTTCATATGGATCAAATGAATATTAACAATATGTTGATTATTGATCCACCAAGAGAGATTCAAAGAGAACAAAGTGAACAAAGAGGACCAGAAACTAGAAATGCGCTTGATGTAAATTTTTTGAATAAAGATTTATTAAAGACCTCTGTATTGGATCAAGATGTATTACGATATAATGCATTAGATATTAATTTTTTAGATTTTGATTTATTACCTAATGTATTGGATCAAGTTAATGCTGCATTGTTTGCCAGTCAAGATGTATTGACTGCAGAGTTATCAATGTTACCTGGTTATGATCCCGCATCAGGATTACTCTATGGTATAGATGAGTATGATAGATTAGTATTGACAAAAGGTGGTACACATTTTGCACAGGTAATTGTAGGAAAAGACGCAAATCTGATACTAAATATTACACAGAGTAATGTTCCACTATATCAAAGAATCAATAGTGGAGGATCAACAACAATTACTATTATACAAAAATGAAAAAATATTACGTAATGATATTGTTATTGTTTACTAGTTTTTCTTGTTTTTCTATGTGTTTGAAACCAACAGCAAAAGAAGGTGCTATTGCAGATACAGCAACAACAGCAATAGCATTGAATATGCCTAATGTTTATGAAATCAATCCACTGGGGTTTATAGGAACAACGATAGGAAAGATTTTTTTATTAAATTACAAAGATGGTTTACCAAAAGAATCACAAGTAAAAATGGATAATTTTATGGGTTCTATTTGGATGGGTGGAGCAATAAATAATATATTTGTAATAGCGGGCGCAGCAACACCAGTTTCAATAGTAGTAGGAATAATTAGTGGTATAACATTTTACAATATGCCTCCATGTGAGGAAAAATAACTATGAAAAAATTATTATCTCCGTGGACCGCAATACTAACATTAATATTATTAGTATGCATTAGAATCGCTAATCCCTCATTTGTTGAATCCGTAAGACTTCGGTATTTCGACACTTTAATAACTAATAAGGAGACTACTGTATCCGAACAGATACATGTAGTAAACATAGACGATGAGTTTATTCAAAAAGAAGGACAATTTCCGTTCCCAAGAAGTAAATACGCAACCATTATTGCTGATTTGTATTCTCGTAATGCTGGGCTTGTTGTGTTTAATGTCTTTATGCCTGAGCGTGATCGCTTTAATCAAGACAATCAGTTAGCACAAACACTAAAACAATTTTCAGTCATTCTTCCACATACAGGAAGTGATGACCCAATTAAAGCAAATTACGATCCATTCAGACCTGGTGTATCAGTTATTGGTTCTGGTTCAGTAGGTATTGAATATAATAGTATTCAACCTAACACAAGGATAATAAATGAGAGTGCTGCTGGCATTGGTGTTGTTAATACACTTCCCGAGATTGATGGCGTCACCAGAAGAATTCCAATGGTCGTCAGATTTGAAGAAAAGTTGTATCCAAGTATCAGTCTTGAAACATTGCGAGTTGCTTCAGGAGATCCAAGTTTTCAAGTTAAAGTTACAGAGACAGGAATTGAAGCAGTCAGAATTCCTAAATTTGGCAAAATCACAACGGATGAGTTCGGTAGAATTTGGGTTGATTGGAAATCAAGACCTAAAGAACATTCTCTTAATAAGTTACCCAAATCCTTCGATGGTGGAATCGTCATTGTTGGTCTCACAGCAAAAGGGTTTAACAACCCGGTCGCTACTTCTATTGGAGCAGTCTACCCACATTATTTACAAGCGGCAGTTTTAGATACTTTAACTAGTCAAACCAATATTCAAAGACCTGATTGGGCAGATGGCGCAGAAATATTATTAATGATTTTTGGTAGTATATTAATTATTCTTTTATCAAGGTGGACATATGTGGGGATTGGATTTGCGGCATTGGTTATTGCTGGTGGTGTTGGTGGTAGTCTTGTTTATTATGATGCGGCTTTGTCCTTACTGGACTCAACTGCTTTGGTTGTATGTTTTGTTTTGGTTAGTTTACATTGTTATGCCGTAAAGTTTGTATCTGAATTCTTACAAAAGATGCAAATCAAGAAACAGTTTGGTACATATCTATCACCCGCACTTGTTGAAAAATTACAAAAGAATCCAGAGTTATTAACACTTGGTGGTGAATCAAGACAATTATCAATTATGTTTACCGATGTAAGGGGATTTACAAGTATCAGTGAACATTATGGTAAAGATGTTCAAGGTCTTACTAAAATTATGAATCGGTACATGACTGCAATGACCGCAAAGATTTTAGAGAACAATGGAACACTAGATAAGTATATTGGTGATGCACAGATGGCATTTTGGAATGCGCCACTAGATGAACCTAATCATGCAAAGATGGCAGTTAAAACCGCATTAGAAATGATGGAGAGTCTAGATGGATTTAATGAAGAAGTTATTAAAGAAGGTATACCCGCCTTTGGTATGGGCTTGGGTATTAACAGTGACATTGTTGTTGTCGGTAATATGGGTTCCTCTCAGCGTTTTGATTATACTTGTCTTGGTGATGGAGTCAATCTCGCAAGTCGCCTTGAAGGTCAATCTAAGAATTATGGGGTACGTATTATATTGGGTCCAGAAACTGCCAAATTAGTTCAGGATGAATATGATGTATTTGAATTGGATTGTATTGCAGTTAAAGGTAAGAAGGAAGGCGTGAAGATATATACATTGTCAAAGCAAACAGAAGGACAAAATGCTTTTCTGTATTGGTATTATGAAGGTAAATGGGATGAAGCATTAACTACAGCAAGAACGCAAATGATTCAGAATAAAGAGATGTATGAGTATTATAAATTAATGATAGATAGATTAGAAGAAGGTAAACCAGAAGATTGGGCAGGGACTTATAAAGCAACATCAAAATAATGGAGATATTATGTTTGTATTAACTTATATTGCAATTGGATTTATTACTGTATTTGGTTGGAACACAGGACAAAAAGTCTGGGACAAATATGTTGAACCAGATACCTATCATGAAGTGCAAATAGGAAAGGTTGACAATGGAAGACGGGATCAAGAACAAAAACAGTGATACTAAATCATGGTTAGATCATTTTGAAAGATGGTTTGATATTGCATTAAGATTTGGTTGGGTATTATTCATCTATGTGGTAGTCACTGGAAACTATATCAGGTGAAACCCGTAATAGCGTTATTCGTGCATCAACCTAAGTGTTCGATACAGTCAGGTAACGGTATTATTAAATCATTAGAAAGTGAATATAATTTTAAGATATTTACTAGACATGAATTAGATGATAATTTTTTTGATGATGTAGATATGGTTGCGTTTCCTGGTGGTATAGGAGATGCAGATAGTTTTGATTATCTATTCAAACAGAATCGTAATGTTATCAGAGAATTTGTGGAAAAAGGTGGCGCATATCTAGGTATCTGTATGGGTGCATATTGGGCAGGTAAAGATTACTTTGACATTTTAGATGGTGTTGAAGCAGTTCAATATATTAGACAACCTAATACAGATACTAGACGACCACACGCAAAAGCAATAGATATAACATGGGAAAACAAACCAGAAAAAATGTTTTTCTATGATGGATGTGCTTTAGTTGGTGATGAAACTAAATTTGAAGTTGTTGCAACATATGCCAATAATGATCCAATGGCAATTATTCAAGACCGTATAGGATTAATTGGGTGTCATCCAGAAAGTGAATATAATTGGTATCAGAGTTATAGTTGGATGAAGAAACACTGGCACAATAATGACCATCACGAATTGTTACTCAATTTTGTGAATAGATTATATAAACCTAACCTTCACCGGCTGATGCAGTTTTCTTATCCTCATCATCCACAAATGCGTTAATTTTTTGTTCTGCTAATACCCGTTCATGTTCAATTGTTTTACCACGGAGATGTAGAACAACATCAACCTTTTGATTCAATCTAATTAAATCATTATCTAACATTCTGATTCTATCAATTAATCCAATTAGAGTTGCATTTGCTTCACTGAGAACAGGTTTAACTTCTTTAGTAGCCCAAGACCAAACATAAAACACCATATATCCGCAACCCGAAGCTGCAACAATAGGAAAACCATACTTATTAACAAGTTCCACAACATCCATTATAATATCCTTTTACAATTATTGAAATGAAATCTGTTCATATTATGTCCTTCTTTTCCTTCTTTCTCACAAAATGGACATTTTACTGTTGGTTTATTAGCCCAAGTTGAAGATATTTTTTGTTTAACTTCTAAACTATCTAACGCTTTATTTATCGCTTCTTGATGAGATATACTTTTTTGTTTCCCTTTAAGCGATGAAGCGTGTTTATTTCCTTTTAACCAATCTTTTTTCATTCCTACATGAGATTTAGAAATCCTATTTTTATGTTCCTCTGAAAAAATTTTACCTAAATTAGAAGAACTTATTTTTAACTTTATTTCATCACTGTGTTTATATGGATTTAATTTTTTTGTGTATTTAATCTTTTCTATAGTTTCATCGCTTCGTGGACCACGTGGACGATGCATAATTAAAGAAATAACTTCTTGGTGATTAATCATTCCCGATAATCCTTGCCAAGCAAGTTTGTCTTGCCATTGTCCATGTAATTCATACAACTCACGATGAGCTTTTGCATGTTGTTCAACTGTCAACAAAATTAAATTTGATTCATCATCAGTTCCACCCATATGCTTAGGAACAATGTGATGTTTGTGATAAATAGTCATGCTGGCATAGTCCTTTTATGTTAGAGTAGGTGCGAGCGGTAACTCGGCGACCTACAACTATTTATAAAAAGAACAATTTAGTGCAACCCACTCCACTTAGTTAAGTCTGGTTTGTTTGCTTCTAATCTTTTTAATTCAGGTGGTAACTGAGGCATAAAATCAATTTGTGTTATACCTTCAATATCTGCAATCGATACTGCATACTTTGGTAAATCTGGTACTGGTAATGCTTCATTAGGAAAGAAAAATGCAATTGATTTAACATTCTTACGGTCAACAATTACTTTCCATAAATGAGTAGGTACACCAACTTTGTTAGTACCAATAGTTAAGTAACCAGGAGCATAAAATGTTCCCGTAATAACATACAGATCACCACCTTCAATTGCCCAATTACGAGTATAGGTTTCTAATTGTTTCCAAATACCACGATTGTGATTAGGTACTTGCGGTACCATATTAGATAAAAAGAAACTTTCACTCATAACAATTGCGGATTGTGTATTGTTACCTGCAGGTGATAGATGACCTCTATCATATGGGTTGCCAGCATAGTCTGATAGTAAAGATTGATTTTGTTTAGGGATATCTGGATCAGGTCTAAAATCATCTTGGCGTTTAACTGTACCTGTTACTGCGGGTAGTGTAAGATGTTCAACGACATATTCTGCAGTTTTGGTATCGTTTCTGTAATGAATAGCATAGTTTTGTTTACATAGGTATTTTGTAGTGTTCTGAGTTAATTTACTCACTGGTGCACCACGTAGAACGAATTGTGGGCAGTTATCGTCAATAGGATTTGCTAATACATTAACGCAAACAAAAAGTAAAGCATAAATTAATTTTTTCATTTTGATTCCTCGGGTGGACATGCACATAATGTCCCTTTTGTTTTTCTTAATAACACCTTATCATTGTATACGGTGGCAACAAATATATCACCTTCTTTAACCTCAATCATTGCTGGTCTTAATGTTTCATCCATGAATATTGAACCATCTGGTCCCAAGTCAAAGTCATAGTCTACAAATCTCATTTTATTCTCCTATTAGTCACGCCGAGCATCATTTTTACCGTCTGCTCTTGCAATTCGGTTTGTATCTGGTTTTAATCCTAAAGCATTTGAAACAATCGTATCAATACGGATAACATCATGGTTCATCGTCTTTACTCTATTATCTAGTGCGCCAATAATCCCAGTTAATCCTTTAATGGAACCCATGACACCCGCCAATATAAATTTAAGAGTTAAGAAAATAAAGTATCCGCCTGCCATTGCTGCGGCAATTGGAAATCCTAATTCTGCTACAAGTTTGAAAAAGTCCATTTTACCTCCATATAGTGCTTGACATTCCTTTCTATTTATAGTATAATTAGTATTGAAATGAGTGAAGAAATGTCCAATAAAATCAATAAGTTACAGAATACAGAAAACCTTTATAAATCAATGAGTTACAAAACGCTTGACATTCGGTACAGTTGTGGTATAATAGAGTCTGAATAATTGATAAGGAGTAGTAAATAATGGCTTATATGAATCAAGAGAAAAAAGCGAAGATTGCCGAGAATTTGAAAAAAGCACTAAAAGGAACTGGTGTCAAATACAGTTTATCAGTGTCAAATCATTTAGCAATTGTTTGCACCATTAAATCTGCACCTGTAGATTTTATTGCCAACAGTAACGAAACTTGTCAAAAAGATTATTATCAAGTGGCACAAGGTTTTAAACCAAATGACTCTGGTTATGAACAAGTAAATACATACCACTATAAAAATCACTATTCTGGTAAGGCACTTGAGATTATGGAAAAGATTGTAAGTTGTTTGTATAGTGCAGATTATTATGATCATTCCGATGCTCAGACCGATTATTTTAATACTGCCTACTATGTTCACTTGAATGTTGGTCGTTGGAATAAACCATTTGAGGTTGTTAAGTAATGAGTGGCATTTATATATTAAAAACAATTGATGGGTACCGTGTTGTATACTCTAATCGGTATGATGATTTTTTCGGTGCTTTTAATGATGATACAATAAAATATGAACCCAATAAAGTTGCAATTAAGGAAGTATTTGGTTTGTGTTATACATTTGAATTAGAATTAACTGCATTGAATGCTGCCATGCGTATAAGTAGTTTATACGATGAAACGGACGATGGAATTATGTTTATTAAAGATTATCAAAATTATACATTTAAGGAATTAACTAATGGCTAAAGTTCGCAAATCAATGGCGGAAATTCAAGAATCAATGAGTGGCGGTGAACCTAAGTTTACCACCAGTGATATATTAACTGAAGAACAAGTTGGGCATACACTTACTTGGTATTCACAAAATAAAGATGGTAAATCTGCAGCAAAGTATATTGCCGACTATCTTAAAAAGAATAAAATTAAACATGATACAGATGGTTTGAATAAACAGGTACCCACTTTTGGTTTTCTATGCCGAATGAAGATGCGTGGTGCAGTCTTATCTGATAAACATGAGATTAAATTTAAGCAATACTTAGATACTGTTAAACCGGAATCAGTAGAACCAGTTGATAAACCAGTGTCTAATGTTATCTCAATTCAAGACCGTATACATGAAAAGACTATGGAAATTGCTGGTCTAATTGATGAATCACTAGATGAATATATCTTAGGTGGATTTAAGAAGATGCCATCTCCGTTAGGTATTATGCAAGATACTATTAAATCAGTTCATGCAAGTAGAATCATTGCCATTTATAAGACTGATAAAGAAGAATTCTTACAGGTATTGGATGGTACCGATGAACAATTGGTAGAAGGTTATAGTAATTATTCTAAGACTGAGATTAAGAAAATTATTGCCTATCACGATTTAATTATTAGTGATGCCTTAAAGATTACTGGCACTGCTAAACAGAATCGTAAACCTCGTAAGCGCAAGGCAAAGAGTCCGGAACAGTTGGTAGCGAAGGTTAATATTTGTATTGAAGATGATACATATAAGATTAAATCTGTATCTGCAAAAGATATTATTGGTGCTAATCAGTTATGGGTATTTAATATTAAGACTAAAAAGTTAGGTGTTTATGTTGCAGACGATTCCAGTGGATTATCAGTAAAGGGTAGTAGTATTATTAATTTTAGTGAGCGCAATTCAATATGTAAGACCTTGCGTAAACCAGAAGCAATATTACCGGATGTTATTAAAGGTGGCAAAGTTTACCTACGAAATGTAATGATTACCATTAAAGCAAAAGAAAAAAGCTTGACAGGTCGTTTAAATTCTGATACAATATTGTTGAAAATTACTAATTAAGGAGATTGTTATGCCAAACTGGTGCATGAATACTATAGTGTTGGAAAACGAATCAAAACAAGAAGTTGATAAACTTGTTGAATTTTTAGAAACAAAATCAACAGATTCTAATGGTTTGTTTTCATATTTTTGTCCACGACCCGAGAGTGAAGAAGAAGATTGGTATAACTGGAATGTAAGTAATTGGGGTACCAAATGGGAAGTAATGCCAGATAAAGATTCCATATCTCGGTTGTCGGATACGACAATACAATTATCGTTTGATACTGCATGGTCAGCACCAATCACTTTCTTTGAATACTTAGATAACAACACAGAATGGAAAGTTGCTGAGGCAAACTATCACGAACCTGGTATGTGTCTTGTTGGTCGTTATGCAGATGGTATTGATGATTCATATGAATATAATGATGCATATGATGATATTGATGAATTGGATAATATACCCGAAGATATTTTAGAATATTGGTGTATTCGTGATGATGTAATGGAACGAATTGAAGAAAATTCGGAAGATGAAGAAGATATAGAATTGGATGAAGAATCTGAAGAAGAATTGGAAGATTTGGCCAAACTAGCTGAATTACAAGAAGAATATAAAGATGTAGATTTAGAAAAAACAATTGAAGAATTGAATGAAGCACTTGTTGAAGCACTTGAGAAAGAGAAAAAGAAAAAATGATATTATTTGACTTTAACCAGATTGTAATTTCCAATCTGATGGAACAAATTGGATCCTCAAAGAAACCAGTTGAGGAAGACCTTGTTCGTCATATGATTTTGAATAGTATTAGAAGTAATATTAAAAAATTCAAATCTTATGGTGAAGTGATTATTGCTTGCGACAATAAAAAATATTGGCGCCGTGATGTATTTCCTTTCTATAAAGGTAATAGAAAGAAAAGTAGAGATAGTTCTGGTCATGATTGGGCATCAATATTTGAATGTATGAATAAAGTTCGGTCTGAATTAAAAGAATTTGCACCATATAAAGTTATTGATATTGAAGGTGCAGAAGCCGATGATATCATTGGTGTATTGGTTCAACATTATTCTGAAAAAGAAAAAGTAATCATTCTATCATCTGATAAAGATTTTGTTCAGTTACAGACTAATTCTAATGTGCAACAATATTCACCTTCAATGAAGAAGTTTATTAAGACTGATAATGCTGCCGATCAATTAAAAGAATTAATCATTAACGGTGATAAAGGTGATGGTGTACCTAATATCTTATCGGGTGATAATTTTATTGTAGATGGTATTCGTCAGAAATCAATTACCAAAGTTAAATTGAATGAGATGATGAGCATGATTATTCCACTTCAAGGTAATGATGAGTTAAAACGTAATTGGGCACGTAATAAACAATTGATTGATTTATCAGAAATTCCACAATCTCTTGTAAAAACTATTATAAGTAGATATGAAGAAGTTAAACCAGCAACCAAACAGCAGTTTATGAATTATATGATTGCAAAAAGGTTGGTAAATTTACTTGAAGTTATTGATGAATTTTGATATAACCTAATTTTTTAGACTGATATCCTTTGTATTTATTTTTGGGGTATTTTCCGTTAGATAATGATGCCATAGAAGTATAACTTATATTTTTTTCTTTACAGTATGATTTCAAATCTATTACTATTATTTTGTTTCCATCGGGTTCAGTTATTTCATAATGACCATATGCTCTGTATTTAATGAATTTTAAATTGTCTTTAGCCCAAGGTTTAGGACTATATGGATGTCTAGTTCCAGTTAATTTCTTAGATATCAGTTTTTTAGTTTCTAAAGTGTGTTTTTTACCATAAAAACTATTGAATTTATCTTTTTGATTACTACCAGGTACAAATGAACATAAATCTGTCAGGTCAACATCTTTTAGTCCGACAAATATTTCATCTTTTGGTGGAGTATATATATACATGCTGATACGGTCCTTTCGTGTTAGAGTAGATGCGAGTTCCCGCTCGGCGATCTACACCTTTATTTATATAAAAAAGTGAGAAAAAAAATGAATTCTAAATTATTTTCTGAGATTATGGATGATTTTAAGTTGGCATCCACAAAAGCAGAACGATTAGATGTATTACGAAAAAATGATAGCGAAAGATTTCGTGAGTTCTTAGTTTTAGCATTTATGAAAGATATTCAATTTGATGTAGAGATACCCGATTATAGACCATCAAAAGATCCAGCAGGTCTGAATTACATGTATCTACAAAATGAAGTAAGAAAACTATATCGGTTTATTAAAGGTCACCCGCAACAAGCACCCGGACTTGTAGGTAAAAAACAAAGTAATATATTAATGCAGGTACTAGAATCTTTATATAAAGATGAAGCAGAATTACTTGTTAATCTATTTAAGAAAGATTTAAAAGTTCCTTTCTTAACCGCAAAACTAATTAAAGAAGCATACCCAAATATAAACATTCAGGATTGATTATGCAGAAAGTTATTGTTATTGTTTCCGGTGGATTTGATCCTATTCATAGTGGTCATATTTCTATGTTTAGTGAAGCGAAGGAGTTAGGTGATCATTTAATTGTAGGTATTAATTCTGATGCATGGTTAGAACGAAAGAAAGGTAAATCATTTTTACCTTTCGATGAACGCCATGCAATTGTAAGTAATATGAAAATGGTTGATGAAGTAATTGTATTTAATGATAATGATAATACTGCATGTGACCTATTAAGAAAAGCAAGGATTAAATATCCCGATGATGTAATTATTTTTGCAAATGGTGGTGATAGAACAGAAAAAAATATACCAGAGATGAATATTGAAGGTATTAATTTTGAATTTGGTATTGGTGGTAATTATAAAAAGAATTCATCAAGTGTTATATTACAAGATTGGCAACAACCAAAGACAACACGACCATGGGGTTACTATCGTGTATTATATGATATTGAAGGAACTAAAGTAAAAGAACTTACTATTAATCCTAAATCTAGTTTATCAATACAGAGACATAAACATCGTGCCGAGTATTGGCATATTGCAGAAGGTTGTGCAGTAGTCAATACTATGTTAGATTCTGATTATAAAATGCCAGCACAAACTTTATATAAACATAGTAATATAAAGATACCAGTTGGTGGATGGCACCAATTAACAAACCCATTTGATGAACCATGTAAGATTATTGAAATACAATATGGTATCAAATGTATTGAAGAGGACATTGAGAGAAAATGAAAGTTGCAGTAGTTACTCCAACAATTGGTTCCGCACATCTTAAACAATGTGTTGAATCTATAGAAAATCAATCTTATAAAGATATTGTCCATTACATTTTTGTAGATGGATATGCACATAGAAAAAATGTATTTGATACGTGTATTGAGAGTTCTACCACTAAGTTTGTTGTATTAGAAGATAACGTAGGACAAGGTTGGTATGGACACCGTGTCTATGCCGCATGTTCATTTTTAGTTAATGCAGATGTTATCTGTTATCTAGATGAAGATAACTGGTTTGAACCTAATCATGTTCAATCATTAGTTGATGTTTTGAATGAAGGTAATGATTGGGCATATTCACTAAGAAAAATCTATGATAAAGATGGCAACTATTTGTGTGAAGATAATTGTGAATCATTAGGTAAATGGCCAGTGTATTTTGATGATAATGTAAATCATATTGATACATCTAGTTTTGCCATTCGTAGAGATGTTGCTGTTAAAGTTGGACATGCATGGTATGGTCAATGGGGTGCAGATAGAAAGTTTTTTAGTGCATTGAAACATCACTTCCCAAAGTATGAATGTAATAATGAACATACAATGAGTTATAGATTAGATGGTAATCCTAATTCAGTAACACAAGATTTTTTTGATAAGGGTAATAGTATACAAAATGAAAAGTATAAAGGTGAGTTTCCATGGAAAGTAAAAGAGCGCTTATTACAGGTGGCGCCGGGTATTTGGGTAGTCATTTAAGTAAAGCACTTAAGAAAGCAGGATGGCATGTTGTTATATTTGATTTAGTGCCACCAGCACATAGGTATTACGATTATTGGTGTCATGGTAACATATGCGATAACAATGATTTATTTACATTATTTGATTCATATCAATTTGATACTGTATTTCATCTTGCGGGTAGAATTGAAGTTGGTGAATCAATGAAACATCCAACTGAGTTTTGGTATAATAATGTTGCTGGCACTGCAAACTTATTAAGACGTATGGAATCATCTAATACCAATAAGATTATATTCAGTTCTACTGCTGCAGTATATGAACCAAAACTTCTTGGTTCGTGGAACAAATATATGATACATGAACATCATCCACTTACTAATAATAATTCTGTTTATGGTAATACTAAATTGGCATGTGAACAGATGATTAAAGATTCTGGAATGAAATATGGTATATTCAGATACTTTAATCTTGCGGGTGCTGATCCTGATGGTGAAATGGGTGAAAACCATAAACCAGAAACACATTTGATACCTAACATTCTAGAAAATCTAAATAATGTTATCGTATATGGAGATGATTATAATACAAAAGATGGAACGTGTGTTAGAGATTATGTTCATGTATCAGATGTAGCAGATGCTCATGTGACTGCATCATCATACATTGACAATAAATCATTTATATTAAATTTAGGTAATGGAACAGGATATTCAGTATTAGAAATCATTGAGTATATTAAAAAATGTGGAGTTAATGTTAAATATACATTTGGTAAAAGACGTTCTGGTGATCCAGATATTCTTATTGCTGATAGTTCATTAGCAAAACAAAAACAGATTTTTAATCCTAAGCACGATATTGAATCAATTATTAATACGGCATTTTATTGGCATATTTGTAAAAGGGAAGAGGAAGTAATATGATAGCAGGTGGTAAGAAGTTTGAGAAGTTGAACAAATCTAAAATGCGTAAACATGAAGATGGTAAAGATACTTTCAAACAGTTCAGAAAAAAACATAAAGACAAAACCGCATATCGGTTATTAAAACAGGAAAAGAATAATGACTACTGAAGAGATACAAGAAAGAATTAGATTACTTCAGGTACAATTAACATATACTCATAGGGAAACTGAGATAATCTCAATGGAATTAGACAGATTAAAGCGCCAGTTATCTGAAAATAATCAAGGAAATAGTCAAGTTTTACTCAAAGGATAAGTGACTGTTTTATAAGGGTTATTTTTTATAGCTTGACATTTGATACCAATCATGATATAATGGTATTTGAAATGAGAAAGGATACATTATGATTTTACATTTGAACCAAAAGTCTAAGAAAAGACGCAAGCCTAAAAAAGTTGTGGCACAATATCAAGAGTGGTTGACTAGTGTTAAAAATACTAGTTCAAGTTTTTCTGGTAAAAAGAATATTAAATCTGTAATGCCTTTAAAACAACCGGAGCCATTTCGGCGTGAGACACCAGTATATAAGAGTTTACCTTTCACTGGTGATGCTTGTATTCGCAAAGCCGATAAGTTTTATACTGGTGATAAAATGCTAGGCATCGGTACTTTACATAAATCTAATGCGGTACCAATTTTTAGTAAAGAAGATGCTAAAGATCAGGCAAACATGAGGCGATAATGCTTGACATTTGGTGTAGGTGTAGTATAATGTTTGAACAGTGTAGTTATTTTTAATTTGATAGGAGTTTATTATGAAAAAAGCAAATGGTTATCAGAAGTTTTTGTTGGTGATGCAAACTGGTGAAGTATTTACCAAAACACAATTAAATGATTTGTTGGGCAATCAAATTCATATGTACCGAATTTCCAACTATTTGTTAGATTGTAAGTTGTTTGCTAATGCAGTTATTAAGACTATTAAAGATGGTCGCAAAGCAGTTGCATATCAAATCGTGAATCCTGAAGTAGTTCAGGCATATCTAAAACAAGTTGGTCTTATCGGTGGTACAAAATCTAAAGTTGCTAATCTAAAAGATTTGACTGCTGAAGAAGTAAACCAACAAGTAACTGAACAAGTTGCTTAATATCAACAATGGGAGACTAGTTCTCCCTATTTTAGATGAAATAAAAAATGTATAATAAGATTACTGAAATTAATGAGCGCAAGCGTGTATTTGATGCTAAAAGTCAAAAAGATTTAGAAGAATTCAAATACTATATGGTAAACAAACGATGGCGTGATTTGTGTCCATTTCAATCTCGTTGGCCATATCTTAGTGTAGTTGATATGATTAAAGATGATATTGTATTATCAGTATTAGACCAACCAAATACAATTACCTATAAAAGATATAATTTTGATGGATTAAATAATGTTATGAAGAAAAAATTATCGTGAACATATTTTATTTGTCAAATATCCCACAAGAATGTGCCAAATTTCATGTGGATCGTCATGTAACCAAAATGGTTTTAGAATATGCTCAATTACTTTCTACTGCCCATCGTTATCTTGACGGCACTCAATCTGTTGGTGCATCTAAAACTGGTAGAAAACAAACAAGGTATGTTTTACCTGACCAACGTGAGAGTATTCTTTATAGTGCTACTCACCTTAATCATCCTTCCGCTATTTGGGTAAGACAATCTATTCCTAATTACATTTGGCTTGCAGAGTTACTTGAGATGCTTTGTATTGAATACACTTATCGTTATGGTAAAATTCATAAAGTTGAATCTAGTGGATTAATGCAGACTCTTAAAAATAGGTTTCCAGAGAATATTCCATCAGGTAAATGGTCTGAACCTACACCTGCAATGCCTGATGATGTTAAAGTTGAAAACGATTCTATTAGTTCATATCGCAATTACTATATAAAGAACAAGACACACTTAGCAAAGTGGAAAAATAGAAACGTACCGGAGTGGTTTAATGCCAACATATAATTTTTTAGATACTGTAACGGGTGAAGAGTTTGAAACATTTATGAAGATATCAGAAAGAGAAGAATATCTAAATCTAAATCCTCATATTCAAACGATTATTTCTGCACCAATGATTGTATCTGGTGTATCAGTATCAAAAGCAAATAGAGTACCAGATGGTTTTAAAGAAGTATTATCTAAAGTTGCAGAAGCACATCCTAATAGTGCAGTAGGTGAACGCCATGGTAAAAAATCAATTCAGAAAGTAAAGACTGATAGAATTGTTAAAGAGCATGTGGATAGAATCACTAAACGAATCGGAGTTGCATGAGTTTTAGTTTTGTTAAGTTGCCAGAATTAGATTTTGAATTGGAATCAGAGACATTATCTAGTGGTAGATATTATACAACACCTAAAGGTAAATATGCATCTATCACTACTGTGTTATCACATTTTGGTAATAAAGAAGCATTAAAGGAATGGCGTAATAGAGTAGGTGAAGAACAAGCAAATAAAATAACACATCAGGCAGCATCACGTGGTACTGCAATGCATACTGTATGTGAAGATTTGTTGAATGGTAAAGTTAATTCATTTTATATGATGAAGTTAATGCCGCATATAAAAGAATTATTTTTGCAGGTAAAACCTATTATAACAGATAAAGTTAATAATGTATATGCAATAGAACAACCATTGTTTAGTAATCATTTAAAGGTTGCTGGTCGTGTAGATTGTATTGCAGAGTATGATGGCAAGTTATCAATTATAGATTATAAGACATCTACTAGAGAAAAAAGAGAAGATTGGATTGAAAATTATTTTCTTCAATGTACCGCATATGCGATTATGTTTGAAGAGATAACAGGCAAGAAAGTGGAACAAATAGTGGTAATGATTGCCTGTGAAACGGGGTTTGCCCAAGTATTCATCAAAAAACCTGATGATTATAAGGAAAAACTAGAGGAATATGTCAAAAAGTATTACTTGACATGTAATGAAGTATGATGTATAATAAATACATAAAGTCATTTCATTTTTTGACTGTATTAAAGGTAGTTAAACAAAACAAAGAGGAGTTATTATGAAGAAGTCTATTCTAGCAGTTTCATTGATGGCAGTTATTGGTTCAGCACAAAGCGTAGAAGTAGGTGTTAATGTAACTAAAGATTATAGTGGTACAGATCGTAATAGTCAAGGTATTACCGTTGGTCAAAAATTTGGTAGTGTTACTGCTACTTTAGGTTATGACCAGTTTACTAAAGGCAAAAACAATCAGGATCGTTATAGTTTAGTTAGTGCTTATGATGTTGCCAAAGTTGGTCCAGTTCAAGTTTCAGTTAAAGCTGGTGCCGCAATGCTTGATAATCAAACTGGTAAAGATGGATATGCTGTAACAGGTGGTGTTGGTTTATCTTATCCTATTGTTAAGAATGTTGCCGCAACAGTTGATTATCGTTATCAGATTGGTCAAAGTCGTGTATCGTCATTTGATGGTAATTCAATCGGTGCAGGTGTTAAAGTATCCTTCTAATAGGATATTTAATAGAATTGTTGTATGAAGTGAAGTAAAAGGTGTTCTGGACGGGGGTGCGAATCCCCCCCGGTCCACCATAAGGGCATATGTTAAATCTCTGTCGATTATAAATAATTATAAATAAGTAACAATCGACAGGAGAAAACAAATGAAACACAAACACCATATAATACCTAAACATATGGGCGGTACTGATAGTAAAGACAATTTAGTGGAATTAACTGTTGAGGAACACGCTTTAGCACATAAAGAATTGTGGGAAAAACATGGATTACATGAAGATTATTTGGCTTGGCAAGGATTAGCAGGGTTAATGTCCAAAGAAGAATTAGTCAAAGAACTATTGAGTATCGCAGGAAGAAAAGGTGCTAGAAAATCCAACATGAAACAATGGGGTGTTGGAAGTTATGATGATGGAATTCCTTTTTGGAAAAGAAAATCATTATATGCACCTGATGTTGATGGTAGAAAAGTTAGAGCAAAAAGATTTTGGTTTAACAATGGTGAAAAAGAAGGACAATTTTCTTTGGATAATCATCCTGAAAATTGGACTAGAGGTAGATTACGTTCAGTTATGAATAAAGTTAATCCTCATGTGTCTTTATGATGGGCCGGATTTAGTTTCGACAGGACAATGAGTAACGAAACAGACAACACGACACAGATAGTCGTTAAAAGTAAAATCTTTAAATGCAAACGAAAGCGTTTATCAATTAGCAGCCTAACGGCTACTTAGGGTTTCGATGGGTTTCCTCGTAACAGAATAACCCATCACAATCATAGGGAGAGAACAATGCGAATACCATTAACCATAATGGGTATCTGTGTGGCATTTTCTGTTGTTGTATTATCAGTTAATGTGCCAAATACTTATTTCTTACCGATCAATGTCTCATATAAAAGTTTAACTGATCCTGTTAAAAAACAAGTTGATTGTTTAGCAGAGAATATTTACTTTGAAGCGGGACATGAACCGGATGTTGGTAAGGTAGCAGTAGCACTTGTAACTTTGAATCGTGTAGCATCTGGTAAATATGCACCAACAATTTGTAGTGTAGTTCACCAGAAATCAAATAACGTATGCCAATTTTCATGGGTTTGTGAACAGGCAAACTTAAATAAAGCATTGACAATTAGAGATACTTTATTGTATAATAGTATACGTGAAATAGCAGTAAGAGTATTAATGAATTATGAATTTATAGATGATGTGACTGAAGGTGCAACATACTATCATGCAGATTATGTAAATCCAGGTTGGAACTTACCTAAGACTACAAAGATAGGTAGACACATTTTTTATAAGAAGCAGAGTGATTTGAATGATTTAACAAAGGAGATAAAATTATGATTAACGATATGGATTGGTTTTCAGCAACAATGTTTGGTATGATTTTCACTGCAGTAGTAGCAGTAACATTATACATGATTAATGATAGAAACTTGATGTCAAAGAATATTGAACAAGCAATTTCAAAAGGTGTAGATCCACTTTCAGTTAAGTGTGCATATACAACTACACCAGATGCAATTTGTATTACCTATGCAATGAAAAAATAAAGGAGAGTATATTATGGCAGTTGCACAATTGAGTATTAATATGATTAGTAATCCAGCAGACCAACAGAAATTACTTGGCGTATTACGTGAGTGTTCTGGATCAATGACACGTATGGAAGGTGAAAAAGATTTAATTAAAAATGCAGTTGCAGATATCTGTAGTCAATTAAATCTACCCAAGAAAATTGTTAATCGTATGGTAAAAGTTTATCATAAACAAAATTATGATGAAGAAGTTGCTGTGCATGAACAGTTTGAAACATTATATCAAACGATTGTAAAGTGATGGCAACCAAAGAGGAGATGAGGGAATTTGCTAAGGCAATAGAAAAGATTGTTGTAGAAACTGACTATACTCATTATGAAGCGATAGTTGAATACTGCACAAGAACAGGTCTTGAAGTTGAAATTGCTGCCACTCTGGTAAATAATAATCTTAGAGATAAGATTCAAATGGATGCACAAGACCATAATCTATTGCCTAAATCAGCAAGATTACCTATTTAATTATGACAGGTTATGAAGTTTTCTGTTTATATAATTCTCTTAAATTACATTTCTCAACCGATTCATATGATTACTTTAAGTATCAGGGTAAATCTAGAATAAGCATTGAATCATTTGAGAACCGTAAAGACAAGTATTATTTTTACAAGTTATCACGTAGAAATGAGAAAGAGGATTGTATAGAATTTCTTATATCTAATTTTTTATGTGAAGAAAACATGTGGGTTGGTAAGTTATTTGAAGAGGATGCTATGACTCGTCACAGAGATCGGATGAAGATAATCCAAGCATTGACTTACAATTTTACTAATGATTGCAAATTCATTAAAGAGAATTGTGAGAATACAACCGAATTGTTTAAGACTAATGGAGACTATCCAAAGTTATTAACAATGACTCTTCAAAAAGATATTCAATTAGAGACATTATGTATTATGAATTCTCTAATGAATTTCTTTCCGATGTGGTCTAAACGAATCACTGATACTATTCGTTGGCCAGAATTCAATCGGAAATGTTTGAAATATTTGCCGTTTATTCACTTTGAATGTGATAAAATGAAATCTATATTATTGAAGGAGTTCGCATGACTAAATACTATTATATTATGAATCATGTGGACAAGACGATATATTAACATACAACTAATACGAGGTAAAACAAATGAGTTCATTCGCAAATTTAAAACGTGGTCAAAATAATTTTGAAAAATTGACCAAAGCAATCGAAGCAACAACAACAAATCAAACTGCCGAAGCAGGATCAAGAGATGATCCTAGAATGTGGCAACCATCAGTAGATAAAGCAGGAAACGGTATGGCAATCATTCGGTTTCTTCCTGCACCTGCAGTAGATGGTGATGATGGTCTTCCATGGGTACGAGTATTCAATCATGGTTTTCAAGGACCAGGTGGATGGTTGATTGATAATTGTTTAACTACAATCAACAATGGTAAGTGTCCAGTGTGTGAACATAATTCAACACTGTGGAATTCTGGTATTGATGCAAACAAAAACATTGCACGGAATCAAAAACGTAGGTTAAGTTACTATGCTAATGTTTATATTGTTTCTGATC